AGGATTTATTGATGAGTATGGAGTTCCAGTCTTTAATACTCCTGATATCGACAGACTTGCACCAGACGGTGAATTAATAGATATAGGTGTAATAGATAGTTGGCAAAATGAAGTTGATGGTTTAAAAGGTGATTCAGATGCTTTAAACGAATTCTACCGTCAATTTCCTAGAACAACAGAACACGCTTTTAGAGATGAGACTAAAAACAGTATATTTAATTTAGTTAAAATATATGAGCAGATAGATTATAACGAAGAGATGTCTAGAACCTTAGGGATTACAACTGGTAATTTTCAATGGGTGAATGGAATAAAGGATTCTCAAGTTATATTTTATCCAGATCCAAAAGGAAGATTTAAAGTTAGTTGGGTTCCACCCCAGCAACTGCAAAATAGAGTGGTATTAAAAAATGGTGTTAAATATCCTGGTAATGAACACATGGGAGCATTTGGTTGTGACTCGTATGATATATCAGGAACTGTAGATGGAGTAGGATCTAAAGGAGCATTACACGGCTTAACCAGGTTTAGTATGGAGGACGCTCCTGCAAATAGTTTCTTTTTAGAATACTTATCAAGACCACCTACAGCAGAGATGTTTTTTGAGGACATGTTGATGGCTATAGTATTTTATGGCATGCCAATACTAGCGGAAAACAACAAACCTAGATTATTATATTATTTAAGAAGAAGAGGGTATAGAGGATTTAGTATGAATAGACCTGACAAGGTTTGGAACAAATTATCCGTTGCAGAAAAAGAAGTTGGTGGTATACCTAACTCTTCGGAGGATATTAAACAAGCACACGCGGCTGCTATTGAGATGTATATACAAGACCACGTGGGATTAAATCACAACGGAGAGATTGGTAATCTATATTTTAACGATTTACTAAATGATTGGAGTAGATTCGATATAAATAAAAGAACCAAGTTTGATGCAACTATAAGTTCTGGTTTGGCTATCATGGCTAATAATAGACATTTATACGCTCCAAATGCTAAGGTTGAAAAACCAAAGTTAAACATAAACATTGCTACCTATAACAATAAGGGCAATTTATCAAAAATTAAAAAATAAATATGGCACAATCCGTTAACAGTTATTTTCCTAGTCAAGTCGTAAGTGACATTGAAAAAATGAGTTATGAATACGGTCTTAAAGTAGCAAAAGCTATAGAGGAAGAGTGGTTTAAAAAAGATAACTCAAGAAATAGATATGTAGCTAACAAGAATGATTTTCATAAACTAAGACTTTATGCTAGAGGCGAACAGTCTATACAGAAATATAAGGATGAGTTATCTATAAACGGTGACTTGTCCTATTTAAATTTAGATTGGAAACCAGTTCCGATTATTCCCAAATTTGTAGACATCGTTGTTAATGGTATGGCTGAAAGAGCATACGACATAAAAGCTTATTCCCAAGATCCGTTTGGTGTTAGTAAGAGAACCGAATATATGGAAGACATACTACATGATATGAGGTTAAAAGAATTTCACGCTTATATACAAGGTGAGTATGGTTTTGATTTTTCAAAGACAGACAAGGATGAGGAACTGCCAGATAGCAAAGAAGAACTAGATCTGCACATGCAATTAAATTATAAGCAGGCTGTAGAAATTGCTGAGGAACAAGCTTTAAATGTTTTGTTCGATGGAAACAAATATGAATTAACTAGAAAGAGATTTTATTACGATTTAACTACCCTTGGAATAGGAGCGGTTAAAACATCTTTTAATACTTCCGAGGGAGTCGTGATTGACTACGTGGATCCGGCTGATTTAGTTTACTCACACACTGATTCACCTTACTTTGACGATATATATTACGTTGGTGAGGTTAAAGAAATCCCGATCAACGAACTAGCAAAACAATTTCCCCACCTTAAACACGAAGATTTAGAAGAAATAGTTAAAACAGGAGATAATAATACTTCAAGATATAGTAACAATAGAAGGGAAGACACTAACAAAATTAAAGTATTATACTTCAATTATAAAACCTATATGAATGAGGTTTACAAGTTAAAGGAAAGCGCTAGTGGTGGAGAAAAAGTATTAGAGAAAGACGATCAATTTAGCCCGCCAGAAGGAATGGAAGGAGAGTTTGGTAAATTAATGAGATCTATAGAAACTCTCTACGAAGGAGCTTATATACTAGGTACTAAAAAATTACTTAAATGGGAGATGTCAAAGAATATGATGCGTCCTAAAAGTAATTTTACTAAAGTAAAAATGAATTACGCTATTGTCGCGCCTAGAATGTATGAAGGTAGAATCGAATCTTTAGTGCAACGTATCACCGGCTTCGCTGACATGATACAGTTGACTCACTTGAAGATACAACAAATATTATCTCGTATGATTCCAGATGGTGTTTATTTAGATGCTGATGGATTATCAGAGATAGATTTAGGTAACGGAACAAATTACAATCCGCAAGAGGCTTTAAATATGTTCTTCCAAACTGGTAGTGTTATTGGTAGATCGTTTACTCAAGAAGGTGATATGAATCCAGGTAAAATACCTATTCAACAACTTACGAGTACTGGTGGGGGAAATAAGTTACAAGCCCTTATAGGTAATTATAATTATTATCTACAGATGATAAGAGATGTAACCGGTCTTAACGAGGCTACCTCTGGTGCTCCGGATCCTGACTCGTTAGTAGGCTTACAAAAAATGGCAGCGGCAAACTCTAATACAGCTACTAGACATATACTTCAATCAGGATTATTTTTAACAGCATCAGTAGCGGAATGTCTATCCCTTAGAATATCAGATATCATAGAATACTCCCCAACTAAAGAAGCTTTTGTACAAGCTATAGGAAATCACAACGTTGCCACGTTAAAGGAAATGAGTGAATTACACTTATATGATTTCGGTATATTCTTGACTTTACAACCGGATGATGAAGAAAGATCTAGATTAGAGAATAATATCCAAATGGCGTTGCAGCAACAAATAATAGATTTAGATGACGCTATCGATCTTAGGGAAATTAAAAACATAAAGCTAGCAAACCAACTTCTTAAAATACGTAGAAAAAAGAAACAACAAAGAGATCAAAAGATGCAGCAGGAGAATATGGAGGCTCAATCTAAAGCGAACCAACAGGCTCAAGCTCAAGCAGCTCAAATGGAAATTGAAAAAGCTCAAGCTAAAGTTCAAACAGATGTCCAACTAGAAACAGCTAAAGCGGAAATTGAGAAAGATAAGAATGAGCATGATTTCTTGTTAAAGAAAGAACTTATGAATCATGAGTTTGGTCTTCAAATGCAATTAAAACAATTAGAGACAGATGGTGCTAAATCTAAGGAAATGTTAAAAGAAAACCGTAAAGACGGAAGGTTAAAAACCCAATCAACACATCAAAGCGAATTGCTTGATCAAAAAATCAATAACAGACCACCTAAAAACTTCGAGCAATCAAACTATATAAATGACTTGTTAGATGGTGGTTTTAGTTTATAGAATTTATTAATTATTATTATATTATATTATGGAAGAAAACGAAGAAAATGTTGTTGAAGAGATTGTAAATGAAACAGTCTCTCAAGAACCAAAGGTAGAAACACCTGAAAAGGAAACACCAAAAGAAAATGTTACTAAAGTAGATTTAAAGAAATTTAAATCAGAAGAAGTTGAAAGTGATGTTTACAAAGTAGATTTAAGCAAACCACCAACGACTAATGAGAATACAGAATCAACAGATACCAACGAAACAAGCGACGTTCAAGAAGAGACGGTTGAAGAAAAACTTAATAAAGAAACGACTGCTGAACAAGCTACAGAAGAAGGTGTTGAAAAACCTGTTGTAGAAGAAATTACTCAAGAAGACGAAGAGAAGGCTAATAAAATAGCTAATGAAGCTGAACAAGCTATCACTGAATCTCAACAAACTGGTAATCCTCTTCCTGAAGGCGTTCAAAAATTAGTTGATTTTATGAATGATACTGGTGGGGATTTAGTTGACTATATTAAGTTAACTAAAGATTACGACAAGTTAGGGGACAAAGCTTTGCTAACAGAGTATTACAGACAAACAAAAAGTCATTTAGATGACGAAGAAATTAACTTCCTTATGGAAGATCAATTCTCATTCGACGAGGATATGGACGACGAAAGAGATATACGAAGAAAAAAATTAGCGTTAAAAGAGCAAGTTGCCAACGCTAAAAGCCAACTGGACAGGCTAAAGTCCAAATACTATCATGAAATTAAAGCTGGTTCAAAGCTAACGCCAGAACAACAAAAAGCTGTAAATTTCTTTGATAGATACAAGAAGACTACGCAGGAGTCTAAACAACAAAGTGAAGTATTAGTAAATAATTTTAACAAAAAAACTAACGAGTTTTTTGGAGACAAATTCAAAGGTTTTGAATACAATGTCGGAGACAGAAGATTTAGGTTTAATGTTAGTGATACTAATAAGGTAAAAGAAACCCACAGTGATGTTCAAAATTTTATGGGAAAGTTTCTCAATAAAAATGGAGCATTAGAAGATGCAGCGGGTTATCATAAATCATTATTCACAGCGATGAATTCAGACGCTATTGCAAAACACTTTTATGAACAAGGTAAAGCTGACGCTATGAAAGATAGTATCGCTAAGTCTAAGAACATTAGTATGGATCCTCGCCAGTCACATGGAGAGAAACAAAATACTGGTGGTCCAAAGTTTAGGGTGTTAGGTGATGATTCTGCTAGTTTTAAATGGAAAATTAAAAACAAAAATTAACAATTTAAAATTATTACAAAATGGCAATTACAGCAGGAGATAATTTGAATTTAACGCCAGCGTCTATACAAGCTACGTTATCTACAAATTATATCGATTTTACAAGTGGGACTAATGATTGGTCCCAACAGTACTTACCAGATTTAATGGAGAAAGAAGCTGAAGTCTTTGGAAAAAGAACTGTTTCTGGATTCTTAAATCAAGTAGGTGCAGAAGAGGCAATGTCCTCAGACCAAGTAGTTTGGTCAGAACAAGGTAGATTACACGTAACTTATACGTGTACAGTTACTACAGCAGCTTCAAACTTAATTACAATTAATGATCATGTTGATACTGGCGCGGATTACGCAGCAGCATCTCACAGTGTTAGAGTTGGTGATATGGTAGTTATTTCTACTTCAAGTGGAAAAACAGCAAAATGTATTGTTACCGCAACACCAGGAGCTGAAACATTAACTTGTGCTCCATATAACTCTAATGCTTTGGGTGATGCTAGAATCGGTATGTCTGATGATGATACTGGAGTTATTATGGTTTATGGTTCTGAATGGAAAAAAGGAGTAGCTGGTCAAACCTCAGCTAACGAACCATCTTTCAAGTCTTATAGTAACAAACCGATTATCATCAAAGATATGTACCAGGTTTCAGGATCTGATGCATCTGCGATTGGTTGGGTTGAAGTTACTGGTGAAGATGGACAAAACGGTTACTTATGGTATTTAAAAGCAGAAGGTGACACTAGATCTAGATTTACTGATTACTTAGAAATGAGTATGATTGAATCTGTTAAAGGCAGTAACGATAACGTTGTAGACACTTATTTAGGTGGCGCATCGGTAAACGTTGGTACCGAAGGTTTATTCGCAGCTATAGAAGATAGAGGTAATAAATCATCTGGTATAACAGGTGTTAACGCTGCTACTGATTTAGCTGAATTCGACGCTATCTTAGCTGAGTTCGATAAGCAAGGTGCTATTGAAGAAAACATGATGTTTGTAAACAGAGCTACTTCGTTAGCAATGGATGACATGTTAGCTTCAATGAATTCTTACGGAGCTGGTGGTACTTCTTACGGAGTATTTAACAACTCTGAAGATATGGCGTTAAACTTAGGTTTCTCTGGTTTCAGAAGAGGTTCTTATGACTTCTACAAATCAGACTGGAAATATCTAAATGATAAAGGTACTAGAGGATCTCTTAACGACCAAGATACTGTTAACGCAGTAAGAGGAGTTATGATTCCAGCTGGTGTATCTTCAGTTTACGATGAGATTTTAGGTAAAAACTTGAAACGTCCATTCTTACATATTCGTTATAGAGCTTCAAAAATGGAAAGCAGAAAATTCAAAACTTGGATTACTGGTTCTGTTGGCGCAGAAACAACTGATATTGACAAGATGATGGTTCATTATTTATCTGAAAGATGTTTAGTAGTACAAGGTGCAAATAACTTTATGTTATTGAACTAATCAATTTTTAAAAGAGAGTGGGGCTAGTTCTCCACTCCCTTTTATTTTTATTAACTTATATTATATTATATTATGGCAAACGAAAGAATTAAGTTTACTGATCGTTCTAATGAAATTATAGAACAATCCCAACAACTTACAGAAACAAAAGAAAAAACTCAACCTAAAATAGAAAAAGATTGGGTAATTAAAGATAGATACTATTATCTCTTGCATGAAAAATCTCCTTTAACTCACATTATAAAAGCGGCTGATATTTATTATTTTGATGAAGAAAAAGGTTATGAAAGAGAATTAAAGTATACTAGAAACCAACAAACACCTTTTGTAGACGAAATGAAAGGAGAACATAGACTGGATCATATCATTTTTAGAGATGGTATTTTACATGTTCCCAAAAACAAGACTGTTTTACAGAAACTACTATCTTTATACCATCCGTTAAAAAATAAATTATTTGCGGAGAAAGATGCGGTTAAAGAAGCTGCTAATGAAATTGATATTATACAATTAGAGATTGACGCGTTAAACGCAGCTCAAACATTAGATATTGATATGGCTGAAGCGGTTATGCGCGTTGAATTAGGATCTAAAGTATCTAAGATGAGTTCTAAGGAACTTAAAAGAGATTTACTTATATATGCTAAGAGAAACCCAGCGTTGTTCTTAGAACTAGTAAATGACGATAACGTTCAACTTAGAAACTTTGGTATTAGAGCAACAGAAATGGGGATAATTAAATTATCTCAAGATCAAAGAACTTTTACTTGGGCTTCTAATGATAGAAAACTAATGAATGTTCCTTTTGATGAACATCCATATTCAGCTTTAGCCTCTTGGTTTAAAACTGATGAAGGAATGGAGATTTACTCCAATATTGAAAAACGATTCAAGTCGTAACAACCTTAGTAGAGTAACCACTCTTCGGGGTGGTTACTTTATTATAATAAAAAAAATATGGCAATAAATATAGATACAGTATATCAAAGAGTTTTAGCAATCGCTAACAAAGAACAAAGAGGTTATATAACACCTCAAGAATTTAATTTATTCGCTAATCAAAGTCAATTCGATATATTTGAAAATTACTTCTTTAAATTGAGTGCTATTGAATTTGCACAAAAGAATGATTCAGAATATAACGAT